CATCTACGATGACCCTTCATGCACCCGTACCGGTATGAGCACGCATCAAACTCAGTCAAACAGTCCTTCAAAAAGACTTGTCATGATGTCAAGTACACATCTATGACGACTGTTTAACTATTGAGTCATAGATGGTATATTTTATTGTGAGTGATATACAACACTCTATTACATACACACCATTTAAGGTGGGTATGACGTCCTAGGTTAACCACTCTTTCCACTCTTTCGAGCAGGTGGCCTCCCTCCCATTAAAATGAGTTCGGGTTTTGTTCACCCCACCGGATAACCTTTCGGTTGGTGGGATTGAGCCATAAGGCGGTAGTCTCTAACTACACTTAGGCGCCCTTTACACACCTTCTCCGGCATTCTCATTGTAACATGAGTTATCCTTCGAAGCGTGTGCAAGCTTATTGTGAGTCCCTCTTCAGAGCTGTGGCTGTACGCGCCCGTTAAATGCGTACTTAATGGCTTATCCACTGGAAGAGTTGAATGTTACGGTTCACAACGTTTTGATTTAACCCCATACACTATTTCTAGTGCGGGATTCACCCTGATAGTGGTGGTGGTTACTATTCACACTTTGGGACCACTAGGTCGTCGAACACGACTTTAGTTTTTATTACGACGTTTACGTTGTCGTCTTCGTTTTGTTTTTGTTGCAGCAGCTATTGGTGGACGTTTTATCCTTTGAGCTGGTTGAGATATTGGTTTAGGAACATAGGATTGTTTTGGGGCCTGTGCTAATACTCCCTCTGAAGGAGCAGAGATCTCAGCACGTCTTTCGGTTGCAGATTTGCCTGCCAAATTACCTAAAACATTTCCTAAAGTGGCACCATGGCCACCAATAACGCCCCCGATTTTGGGTGCCCATTCAGACACTGTATCGAGAACATCATTGAACCACTCACCCAGAGGATTCTCATCAACAGGAACCGCAACTGGAAGCTCACACACAGAACGTGTGTAAATTTCTAAGGCCATTGGATCAAAATCCGGTGGTGGTCTAGCCAAAACGAGGAAATCAGGTTCAGAAACGGATGGACACCGCTCGACATAGTACTTTGTTGTAAACTGGAGTGCAGATTGATTCGGCAAACCTGTAAACATAGCACCATGCCAAGCATATGGTATCATCGCTTGCATTGTAGCGTTCCCCAACACTTGAGTTGTTGCCGAGGTCCAACACGGAACTGTGTTGCCGGCTGCCAAATCGGTTGAAGAGGGCGCTTGAACGAAAAAAGGTTGCGTGGCATTTGCAATTACAAAAGGGTTTGTCTCCCCAATTAATGTTGCAATACCATAAACCCCATCCGACGCACCCCATGTTTTTGCTGTTGGGTACAATTGAGCTTTTCCCTGATCTGTTGGTGGTGCATTCCCACAATACACGGTGATCGGTGTTGTTGTGGTAGCTGCACTGTTGTAAACGTTAACGAGTCGGGATGGCGTATTTGGTGCACGCCATGCCGTGACAGCTCCTCCTTTATAGAGTTCCGCTGTGGTATTAGTAACCTCAAAACCTGCCGCGACAAGTCGATACTCACCCCCATAAGCTCGCCTAGGCGGGCTCTGTTGAGTGACAGTAAGGCTCGAAGCAGCAGTGGAGATCAAACTAAAACCTTGCGCTCCAGCCACACAGTTGTAGCCAGAATATAAAGGAGCACCTATTCCACCTGCAGTTGCAAATGAAAAAGAATTTGCAGTATAAGTAAAAGGCGTCAATTCTGGATCGGAGTAGGCCGAACCAAGCACGGGACAAAATAAAAAATGTGCGTCCCATGACCCAG